GTAGAAGTTAATCCCATTACAGTAGTAGGTGTTGCCTCTGCAAGTAGTCCGCCACCTTGATTATCTTGAGCATATTGAGCTTCAACATTTTCAAGACACATAGCAGTGACTGCTCTACGATACGGATCACTGATCTTAGGAAGATCGGGATGATCTAATACTGGCTCCCACTTCTTGTTAATTTGTTCTGAGAGTTGCATTTTTTAAACTCCTTAAATTGTTAAAAAAACTTTAAAATTATTATTAATTACGAGCAATAGCTTTACTATATGCTTCCATGATGTTACTCATTTCAGGAGTTTCCTCCGTTTCTGGTACATCACTTTCTTGTTCAACATTTGCATCCTGTTTCGTTTGATTCGGGAAATAACTTTCCTTAATCGTCTTAATTTTGTTCTCAAAATCATCTGCATCATCTTCGTAAGAAACACCTTCTACGAGAGATTTCATCTTTTCAGCTTGTGTGTCTGCAAGGTCATCGCAAACTTCTTCCAAGATTTTGTTTTTACGATATTCGTTAAGTTCACCTGTAACTTTAACGTTATCATCAATTTGAGAATTTAATTTTTCTTCAAGTTCCTCAACCTTATCGTAAAGGCTTTCAACGATGTCAACTTTTTCGTCTGGAACTTCGATATAATGTTCAGTAAAGAGAGTTTTAAGTCCGTCCATGAACTCTTCAGTAAGTTCACTCTTCAATGAACTATCAAGTGCAAGTTCGTTCTCTTTCATCCACTCTTCAACTACGTAGTTGAGATAACCATCGACTTTTTCTGTCAATTCGTCACGGAATGAAACAATCTCTTCTTGTAAATCTGACTGATACTCTTTTTCGAGATCTTCGGTCTTTTTGGTTGCAATTTCCATCACTTTTTGGTGAACTGCAGCTTCAAAGATCGTAGAAGCTTTAGTCTTAAACTCTTCTGAGAGTTCTTCTCCTTCAACCAATGCATCGATATCTTCTTTTACATTGATTTCAGGCATGGAAATTTTAATTTTCTTTTTCTTTTTGCCAATAGCAACTTTATCACCTTCGGGATGTGCATCATCTACTTCTGCTCCCCCAAGATCTTCTGCTTCTGCAACATCCATAAGATCTTTCCATTTTGCAGAAACTTCTTCTTTCTTTAGTCCATTGACTTTATCGAAAAGGGCTTTAATCATAGCAGCTTTAGTAGAAGGAATCTTAACTTCTTCTTTTTTCACCTGTTCTTCTTCCTCTTCTTCGTCATCATCATCATCAGAATCATCATCCTCTTCCTCATCTTCGTCATCATCTTCTTTGACTTTAGCTTTGGATTTTTCGGCGAGAATTTCTTCCGATTGTTCGTTTTCTTCTTGTTCTGGAGCTTCAACAAGTTCTTCTTGTTCAGTTTCTTCCAGAACTTCCTCTTGGTTTGTATTTTCCATAGACATTGAAACTCCTAAAAGTTATAGTAATTAATACTGTTAATATTTATAAAATCATAGTTTTGACAATAAATTTTTGAACTCGTTCAATTTTACTTCCTCAAGTTCTCTGGAAGAGGCTTTTAGGATATTTTCCTTTGCCTGTTCTATATCTTGTTCTCGCAAAAGTCCATTATCCCAAATCCATTCTTTTCCTTCCATAATACCTTCAACGAAAGCATTAGGAGCAGAAGGATCTGCAACAATATCTGCTGCGGTTGCAAGATAGAAATCTTTCTGTACAATCTGAGAGTTTTTTATATCGGGTTTCAGTGTTCCCATTCCTCTTGAAGAAACACCCAACCTTGCACCTTCATCAATTAGACTCTTGACAATTTCTCCGTTTGGTGTGCTTAAAACCTTTGCACGCCCAACAAAATTCTTACCTTCTTTTACTAAGGAAGTAATCATATGTGATGCACGATCAAGATTGACTGTTGGGCCGTCAGGATGTCCAAGTTCCCCAAAAGCACGTTTTGGTTCTACGTATTCTTTTACATATCGACTCACTTCTTTTTCAAGAATAGGCAATGGATAAATTCTACCATTCTTGTTCTTTTTTTCCGATTGCATGAAGATACCCTCAATAAAATATTGTTTGGGTTTTCCATCTGCTTCAATCAGTTCGTATTCTACTGTTTCTGTAAGTTCGCAAATTAGTTTCATTTGGATGTCTCCTATTTATTTTTTCTCTAAGATGTCGATTCCATCTATAACTCTAAAACCAGAAGGAGCTTTACCTGTCTGTTGCATCTTGTGTACCTACAAAATATTTTTCATTTGATTAAAATCGTCAGCATCTACATCGATAAGAGGTTCAACTTCTCGCTTCTTAACGAGTCCACCTCGTTTAATAAAATGTATAAGATGCTTTTTAACATGATCTTTATCTTTTCCTTTTAATTTTGTTAATATTTTGCGATAAGCTGTACCGCCTCGGGGCCCCTCTTCATAATCAAAGGTACTAGCCGTATAAAATGCTGCGGTTACTTGGTTGAAATAAAGTCCGGCCGAGTCTAGCCAAAGAAAATCTGTTTTTTTGGATGCTTCAGAAACTACTGAAAGTTCTGCAACCATTGCTTCTTTTTGTTCTTCGCTTATATATTTTGCAGAATTGATTGTATTAGTCAATTCTCTTATTTCTTTTTCTTGATAAAATTCGTATAAAGATGGCATAGTGTTCCTTTTACTTTACGTTATCGAATGCAAAATCCAAGATTTTCAAGAACGATTTTGTATCTTTGTTCATGTTATCTCGCATTTTTTTCTTGTTAGTACTATTTAGTGAGTCATAAGTTTTCAGAATAGTTTTTGCAGATTCGGGATCAATCGGAACCGATGTACCACTCTTAAATTTAATATCTGACTCTTTTTTCTTTTTTACAACAGATCGTAATTGATCTACAACATCTTCTCCTAAAGGTTCTTTTGGTCGTATAACCTCTTCGATCTTTCTTTCTTTAACAGGAAAACCAATCGATTTTCTAAACTCTTTATATGTTTTCATTAACCTGTCCAACCAACATCTTTGGAAAATTCTATCATAATAAATCCAGTTGTATTAACAGGAACACACTCAATATCAGCTGAAGTAGCAGTAGTGTTTGTTGCATTATTATTAATTGCGGGGCCATCATAGTACCCCGATCCTGCAAGTCTAATTGCAGATGTATCTGAACTTGCTCCCTTAAATTCTATTAATGCAGAACCACCAATACCATCATCTGCTCCACTTGTCAATCCCCATCTCATTCTACGAATATTAAGTTTAGCACCATTTGCAAATCCATTTAAACCATCTGCATCTAATGCAGTTGCAGAAGCATTATGATCATCAAGATCCAATAAAATTACTACTCTTCCGCCGCCACCATCTGTTTTACCAGTGTCTACGAGTGTTCTAGTTGCAAATGCCATTATGCCTCCACCTTATCTGGTTCTGTTTGAATTTCTGGTTCAGTCTGCGGTTCAGCTTGAACCTCTACTTTTGGTTCTTCAACTGAAATTTCTTCGTTGTCTGAAAACATTCTGGCAGAAACTTCTCGTTTTCTGGTTTCTAACCCATCTATTACTTTACTTGAAATCAATTGATCAAATGCATCATTAACCTTTGTAGGATTATTTTGCATTGAATAATCTATAATATCTACTGTTTTAAAATTTCTTTGTGTTGTCTGTTCTGCCATTTTTATCTCCAAAAATTATCTATTAATATTTATAATCTTTTTAAGGTGCAAAACCTTAATATTCTTCTTCGCCTTCTTCACCTCCACCCTCTTCTTCTGCTTCTTTTGCAATTAATTCATCTTGTTTTTCCATTTCTGGTGCTGTTTGTTTAAGAATATTCGTTCTAAACCATTCTTTGGAATAATACTTACCAACATAATCTTCTGTGTTTCTTGCAAGATCTAAACGTTGAGACATGGTTTCTTGATGTTTAAATTCTGAATAATAATGATCCTTTTCATATCTATAATGAACTTTATCTCTGATCTTTGCCCATTCTGCAGCAGTCATTACATTTCTCAGAATTAATTGTCTTTCCATTATTTCATCAAATAATATTGAAAACCTTGTCTGTAATTTTTTGATAAATTTACTGAAAAGCAATTCATCTCTCGTAATTTCACTTTCTCTCCCCAAAGAGAATCCCGATTCGGCCTCGAGTCGTGAAACAGGGACATGCATTGCTTTATATAATTTTCGTTGAAAGTACTCTACATCTTCCAGTTGTCCTAGATTTTCTCCGCCAGGAAGTGTAGTAATTTCTGTTCCTCTACCACCTTCTCTTCGTGGCAACCAGTAATCTTCCAACATTGATTGGTGTCTTCGATCATCTTTGACTTCACCAGAATCCGAATCGTAAACCAATCGGTTCTTGTATCGTGTCATAATGTCACGAATATATTGTTCGGCCTTGAGTTTCGGTAGGTTTCCTACATCGATATAAAAAATTCTGCGTTCTGGTGCTCGTGAAATACGATAGATAACAATTGCATCTTCTACCATTCGTAATTGATTCAGTGGTTTGATTGCCTTGTGAAGATAAGACATTACTGCATTCTTTTGAGGATTTAACAAACCAGAAGTACAATATGCAATACTATCACCAGAAATTATAATACCAGAAGAAGCTCGTTTGTCTAATCCTGACTCATTATAATTGTACGTAGGAATTATATCTACTTTTGCTTTTTTGGGATCGGTATTTTTATCAATTTTAACATTTTTAACTTTTTTGATTTTTGTAGCATCCAAACTTCTGAGTTCTACAATACCACGTTTTGGATCATTTTCATCTATCATAATGTGATAATATAATCTTCCTTCAATGTACCATCTGCGAAAAATATCATGACCATAATTGTTAAAATTTAAAAGATCCAGTACAGTATCGAATTCTGTACGAACTTTTTTCTTAATACTTTCTGTGAGATCTGTTTTATCGAGAACAATTGATATTGAAGGGAGAGTATCATCAACAACGATAGCATCATTTACAATATTATCAATTGCAATTTCACAATCGGACATTTGAGACATATCACGATATTTAAGAATAAGTTCTACCTCATTCTTATATTGTCCATCCATATCGAGAGAGTAACCTAATGCACCCGCTCCCGATACCATCATGGAACCATCATCACTTTCTGGAAGTGTGAATGCAGGAACACTAGAGCCTTCTGTTTCCTGACTTTTTCTTTCAATTTTGAAACCGAATATTTCAAATGCCATTATATTTTCCTTTCAATTACAGGTGATGACTTTGACGAGTTGAACTTGTTGAACTTGAAGCAGGATCTTCTGCAATACTCCAACTATCATACACCCAAGTACAAGTAAATTCTTCTATTTCTGATGCGGTTGACCAATCA